TTGCTCTTCGGCTTGTAATTTCTGCTCGGCGATTTGCTGCTCGCGAAACTTTCTATCTTCTTCGGCTTTTTTCCGCAGTTCTTCTCGATCTTTAGCCGCTTGTCGTTTTTCGGCTTCGCTCGGTCCTCTGCTTCTGCCTCCTCCGAACCATGCTAAACAGGTGGAGAGGATGGGGTTTTCGGTGTGGTCAGTAAGTCGCATCGCTTTTGGAGTTTTTGGGTTTCGTAAACTCGGAGAGGGCGGTCTCGCCGACTCCATGCGATGAAGGGAAGTGTATACGGCACGAAGTTGCAAGGGTTATTTTGACTGATACCACAATATATAGTAATCAGCCAGCAATTCTGACACAACCGGAGGTATGTGTGAGCGGCATCGCGCCAGCGTTCCTCGGGGTCGTGAATGTCTACCGGGCGAGCCAGCATGAAGAAATCCTCGGTGTTCACGACCACGCCATTCCATGCCGTCAATTCCACCTCCTCGGCGAAGGATCGCGGCTGCGGGTAGCGCCGATAAAGGTCGAGGATTTGGAGTTCCAGTTCGCGTTTCACCGCCGCACCTTTCCGAATCCACCGCCTCGGAATCCGGCGACGACTTTGATCGCCTCATGGCGCTCCGGTTTGCGTGGGATCGCGGAGCGGTCGATGACCATCCCGCGCTTGATTGCTTGGTGCGAAAGGCTGAACGCATCCGCGAAATGAGATGACCAATCATGGACCGGCACATCCTTGATGGTCACGCCATCGCGTTCTTCCTTGGAATGGTAGGCGTCGAGCGCCTCGATGCCGTCCGCGCACCCGGCCTCGTTGATGTGAATGCGAGGGAACGCATCGTTGGCGAGGTTGATGCCATCCCAAACACTCAATTGCCGTGGCACAGGCACCACGCCGGTCAGCCCGCTGCGAGCGAGTGCCTCTTGCCAGAGTCCGCCCACTTCCGCTGCGGCGTCGTGCGGGATGTAATGCCCCCCGTAGCCATACTGCTTGTCCTTGAGTCGTGCCGCCCAATCCGCTGGGGTCTTGCATTCGTCGGACCCGGAGAGCGCCTCCAAATAATTGATTCGGTCGCCCACCATCTGCCACACCCACACCTTCTGGTTGAGCGGAGCGCCCACATCCCATGAGGTGTAGACGGGAAGCTCCTTGAACCACAGGACATCGTTAGTGACCCGTTTCTCGGCGCGGGCCTTTTCCAGACTGCGAACATAAATCGCGCCCGGGCGACCGATGTTGAACGAGCATTCGTATTCCTGCTGGAACGCATTTTCCGTGGTTCCACGCCGAATGTCCGCGAGTTCCTCGGGCGAGATGATTCCACTCTCACTCGCCTTGAGTTGGAGCGTGAACCACTCGTTGTCCGCACACGCTTTGTTCCACATCTTCCAAAAAATGTTTCGCCCCTTCGGCGTTCCCACCCATGTCGCCCAGCCTTGGTAGTCGGTCAGAGTTGGCCGGATGACATTGTCCCACGCCGCCGGATCGAGGTCGGCGGCTTCGTCCATGACCACGCCATCGAGATAGATTCCGCGCAGGCGCTCGTAGGCTTCGCCAGAGTAAAGCCGGATTGTGGCTTCGTTGTGAAAGGTGATCGCGAGATCGGCCTTGTTGATCACCACCCCGGGGATTTGGCTGGTGAATTGGACCAGGTATTTCCAAGCGATGTCCTTGGCCTGCTCGCGGGTCGGAGCCACATAGGCGTAGCGGAGGGGCGGTCCGCTGCGCTTGTGCGAGAGCGCCTTCGCGATGAGGTCTTGGATGCACACAAACGACTTCCCGGCGCGGCGATGCAAAACCATCACCGACCAGCGTTGCGTCCGGTGCAGGTAGCTCGCGAGTTGCGGACGCGGGATGATGTCGATGTTAATGGCCACCGATGCGGATGTTGATGTCCATGGCCCCAGCGACCTCGATTTTCTCCGGTTCGTTCCATCCCATCGCCTTCGCGAGCATCTCTCCATACTTCGCGCAGGTCGCCGATTCCGGCGGCATTTCCATGAACCGCTCGCGGAGTGTTTCGAGGTAGGTCTCGCGTTTGTAGTTGAGCTTGGCCTCGGATTTGGCACGGAGTTCCTCCACTCGCTTGCTGATTTCAACATTTTTCAACAATCGCTCGCCTCCCTGTCCGGCTCCCTTTTCGGAGTAACCGGCGCGGATGTAGGCTTGAGTAAGCGACAATCCGCTCGCGACCCCTTGGCAAAACGCCTCTTGTTTCGGGTTCAATTTCATAGGGTTGATGGTATCAGTCAAAATTGATCTTGACAAGTATTGGGAATCTCCCCCTCATACTCCCCCTGTGGTTGTTATTTCGATGTGAGTCATTTCTTCGGACTTCGTTTTGACTTTGGTTTGCCGGAATAGGATTTCGATGGTTTCCGGGTCGTCGTCTTCGATGAGCTTCGCGTAACGCAACTGGTCGATGAGTGGCTTGCATCCGCCTGCGAAGTTGTCTGCATCAAGTAAGCGAACGGATTTTCTTTCAATGCGGAGTCGAGTGCGCGGCGGGCGCGGACTTTCTCCTTTTGGAGTGTCGTCCAGTGCTGGCCGAGGAGCCGGTTGAGGCTTGGCGTGAGGTAGCCCCGCAGTTGAAGAGTGAGTGAACACTCCCGGGCTGGATTCGGTGTAGCCGAGTTGTCTGAGTTGTTCATGGGTCCAGTTCATTCAATTTCAAATAAAACAGATGTTGTTGGTGTTTCGTATAATTCCACGGCACAAATACTTGGTAGTTTCCCTGTAAGTTCATTTGCAAACCACCACACAAGATTTTCTGCTGTTGTTTCAAAATCGAACTGATCATTGAGAAACGAATGGTCTAGTTTCTGCACTATCGGACGCACGGCGGCGGCAATGTCGGCGTAATCCACCACCCAATCTCGAGCGGGGTTGAGCTTGCCTTGGCAATGGACGCGCAGTTTGTAGCTGTGGCCGTGAAGGCGACCGCATTGGTGACCAACTGGCACTTTGGTGAGTTGATGTGCGGCTTCAAATGTGAAGTCCTTCCAGAGTTTAAATGTGGCGTTGAGTCGTTCTTGTTTGTTCATAGTGTGAATTGAAGTTGAGGACGGCGGTCGCCGCCGGTTGATTGCTCTAGATACCGGTGGAGTTCTTCCAACCGGTCTTCTCCTCCGCGCATCCAGCCTGTGCCATCGCAGGATTCGACTCCCGCTTCATGGCAAATCCAAAGCAGGCGCTCGGAGTTTACCCGTCCGACATGGACCCGAGGAAAATTGTTTGCCCAAGTGTGTAGGTGCTTCCACTTCCACTCGGTTGTGCCTCCTACAAAGATCACTTCTGCTTCGTGCGGAACATCGTTTGGGGTCATTCCATCCTGCACGGCAAACGCAAAGCATACCCCGTGCAGTCGATCTCGTAGTTGCGGCATCCATTCATGCCAGCGGATGATCGTTGACTCCCTGTCTGCTACCACATCGGGAACCACCACCCAGCGCGGCTTGTGTGCAGATTTTGATTTCTCAATTAAATTGAGAAAAGCCTCTGCATCCCACTCGCGATCATTGGCCCATGCTCCGTATGCGCCATTGTCGAGAGCGTATGGCATCCATGATGGAGGTTGCCGCCAACCATCTGGAGATAGCAACCACCCGATGCGATCTTGAAATTTTCCGGCAAGGTATCCGATTTGGATGCCCGAGTTATTGGAAGGCATTACAATCATACCTTGCCAGTTCATCGTTTTTTTCTTGCCCGCAGCATTGCGATGATCTGCGGAAATTTCGCCGGGTGAAATGCCGCATCTTTGATTTTGTCCGCCGGTAAATCCAGCGTGGAACAGATTTGGCGGAACGACCGGCCTTTGAAAAAATGCCGAGCTGTCCGCCTTGCTTCCTTGATAATCGCCTGCTGGTGCTTGCTTTTGTAAAAATGCTTGTTCCAGATGTCCTCGATGGCTTGCCAAATGACATGGCAAGCCAGATCGCGGACTCCCTCTTCGTGGTAGTCTTTAGAAGGGGATTTCGTCACCTTCGTCGTCGTGGGTTTTTTCGACATGGGTCTTGATTTCCTTCGCGGCCTGCGCGACCGGGATGAGTTGTTTCGCGTTGCC